ATGAAGTTCGGATACCGGGTGTTCGCGGTGCAACTGCATCAGCAGAGATATCGAACCGCTCAGCCCTTCGGGAAGGCAGCACTCGTCCGTAAAGACGAGGATGGCAAAGTCATCAGCGGTACCTACGAGGTCGACTATCGTGCGCAGGTAGTCGCCGACGTGCTGGCAAAGGTCGGTACGCGCCACAATTTCGGGTCGGCCGCCGACGAAGAGAACGGCCCGTCTGACGGCGGAGGCATGGCGATTCGATTCACGGGTGCAGAGCACGTCGACCCTGACGTAGTCCGGTTTACCTTCGACCAAGGCCCACACAACCGAGACGGCACACTCCTTATCGAGGGTGAACCCGACATTGATCTGAAGAATAAGCCCACCTTGCACCCCTACCGCGCAGTGCTATACGCGCCTGGAGCGTCGACCCGGGGATTAATTGGCATCGAGGTGCGCGGTCGGTCGTGTCCCTTCGAGGCGGTGGTGAGGGGTTTAGCGAACTGCAGCGATGTGCACTGGAGGCTCCGAGGTCTAGGTAATCTTGCAGGTGAGACCGCAATGCTCGAATACCTTCGAAACGCGGAGATCAGCAAAACGGTCTTCGACAAGTGGACGTACGACAGCTCAGGCGCACGTGAGGTCAAGGATCTATCTCTAGCGGTGAAACCGACTGGCGAAGCAGTCCGCCAGACTCTGCTGGAGTGGGCACAGGAGTACTACGGATTGCAGAAGCAGCGTCGTGAGGTGGAGCGTGACGAGGCGGTCGAACTGGCCAAGCAGCCGAATAAACCGAAAATGACAAGGGATCAGCGCTCCGCAGAAACCAAGCGTCGCCGCGCCGCAGAAAAGGTTGCAAAAATCAACCGTAAATCTAGCGCGCAGGAGCGTTCGAAAGAGGCTGCGGCCGAGATGAAGGAGGGGATCTTCGTCAGCCGCGGCGACCATGTGGACATCGACTTCGACGAGGTTGCGGTGACGACTGAGTACGATGGCGACGGACGGGTGATCACGCCAAACACAGACTTTGGGAAATTCACATACCACTTGGGTAGCAGGCGTCCCGACGATACGCGGTTCTTCGACGAAGTCAAGGGCACGCTCGCGAGCTTGCATCCTGAGATCGTCGACCTTCCGATCGACGAGTAATAGTGCGAGGATGACGGCATGGCGGGCTTGATCTCTGACCGGTTCAGTATCCGCGTTGTAGCGCAGGACTACTCACGCTCGCTCAGAATCTACGGGTCCAACAAGCGTGACGTGAGCGCAGTCGTCATCCTGCTCGTCGGACCAGCTGTGGTCTTCGTGTGGAGCGCCGCAGAGCGCTTCATATTTCCGGTACCCGTAGCGCTACTTCCCGCAGTCTCGTTGTTGTCGGGGGTCTTGCTTGCGACAGCGGGTCAAGTTCTGACTATGCGGGGTCGCCTCGACGACAAAGAGCCCAGCACTCAGGTCAGAATCCGGGGTCACATACGCGAGACCATGAGCGGGCTCGTCCTGACTGCAGTGATCGCGCTCGCTGACGCGGTCCTACTAGGGGGCCTCGCTGCGGCCATTGATCAGCCGAACTATGTAGTCAGATGGTGGCATGTCGCTCTTTCATCGGGCTCACTCGCCGCGACGTCGTTGATCTGCCTCATGTTCGTCGTTGCGGCGAAGCGGCTGTACTCGACGTACCTCGAAGTCTTCGAGGGCGGGCCGCTACGCAAACCAGATCGTCTCGCTCGCCATTAGCCGTCCTCTGCCTGCGCCTCATGAATAGCCCCGGTGCCCGCGCTCGCTCTGAACATTCCGTCGGCTGCTTTCCGGGTGCGGTCGTCGGCGTTCGGCCACAGATGTGCGTACGTGGAGAGCGTGACGTTCGGTGAACTGTGGCCGAGTGCGCGCTGAACGGTGACGACGTCGCAGCCGGCGTAGATCAGCCCTGAAGCGTAGAAGTGCCGCAGGTCGTGCAGGTGCCAATCCAGTTGCTTAGCTGCCATTTTCGTCTTCCGCCAGCGATAACCGACCGAGTTCTGATGCCAGGGATGGCCCCGCTCGCCGGGAAACAACCACCGCGTCGGCTCGGTCCCGGGCTGCCACGTCGCGATGTACTCGGCGAGTAGGTCGAGTAGGCCTTGCGGGGCTGGGATGGTGCGTTCGCTGCCGTACTTGGGTGCCCGGATTTCGACCGTGCCGCCGTTGGCGCGTTGGACCTGCCGTTGAACGTGGATCTCTCGGCGCAGGAAATCGATGTCATGAACCTGTAGCGCCGCGGCCTCGCCGAGCCTGAGCCCAGCGAACGCTGAGAGCGCTACGAACGCCTTGAAGTCGTCGTCAGCGCTCGTCACCAGCGACCCGACCTGCAGTGGGGTGGGTATCTGCATCGCGGCGTCGGCACGTCGCCGGCGGGGGAGCGTGATCCGCTCTGTGGGGTCCTCGCCGAGCACCTTGTCGCGCTTCGCAGCTTTCAGCACCGAGCGCACGTTGTTGAACCGAGTTTTGATGGTGGACGCGGCTAATGGCCTGTCCTGCATTGCTTTTACCCATGTCTCGATGTGCGACGGCCGGAGGTCGCCCAGCGCGACGTGCGAGAAGGTCACGCTGTTCGCTGCGAGGTCCATGGCCTGTACCGTTCCCGGCACCCATACCTGCCTTGATGACCACTCCTTGTAGAAGCTCGCGAACGTGATCTTCCCGAGGCGGGGGTCGACGTAGTTGCCGGTGATCTGACTCGACACGATGCCGTCCAGCCACTTTTGGGCGTCGACCTTGCGCTCGAAACGTTGAGTCCGCTCCTGCCCTGAATCGTCGACATAGCGTGCGCGCCAACGCTTGCCGGTGCCGTAGAGCTTAGGCTTGAGTGTCGTGACTGGCGTTCCGTCGCTATCGAGCACCGGGTTGCCCTCGCCGTCGAGAAGGGTCCGCGGCTTCTTCAGATCACGCCAGAGATCCTCGACTCCCGCCCTTCGATTGCGTCTACTTGCCATCGACGTCCCCGTTGGCGTCGTCTTGCTCCTGCCGTTCCCGCTCTAGTTTCCATCGCGGAGTCGGGATGTGCGGTCCGACCATCCCGTCTGCGACTGTGTTGATGAGTTGCTGAGCTTTGGCTGCACGTTCCTCATTGGATTCTTCGACGTGCTCCCACCACTTCTCATTGATGCGCCGGGTTCGTTTCATCACCCAATCCAAGTACTCGTCGCCGCTTGTAGGTGTCTCGAAGTCGTCGTCGATGAGGCGTTTTGCTAGATCAGGGTGCTTATCCACCAGGTCCGCCACTTCCAAGAAGCTTTGAATCATGTCACTGAGCGATGTGCGAGCCTCGTTCATCGACCTGTCTGCGAAGTTGCGTTCAGCTGAAAAAACTCTGCGCGGCGAGTCGTCGCCGCTGAGTAACTCGTCCAGTTCCACCTGAAGTACGTCAGCGATGATGGACGCCTCGCCGAGCCTGACGGCCCTGGTGCCCTTCTCCAGGCGCGAGACGGCGGAGGCGTCGACTGACATGCCGAATTTAGTTAGTCGCGTGGCGAATTCGCGTTGGCTCCATTCCCATTCTTCGCGGTGCGACCGAACGTTCTGCCCGAATTCGGACTCCACCTCCTTGACTTGCTCAGTCTTGGTGGGCGCTGGCGGCGGTTGATGTTGTTGCGACACGCACAACACCATATGGCTTGCGAGCAACGGCGTCTAGTTGTAACGTCGCTTATGCACGTTGAACAACGTGGATTGCGAATCCAGCAACACCCGATCCAGGGGAGAAGTCTATGCAAATCAATACCGCAGGGCCGGTGCAGGGCGCGGACGTGGCAGCACAAGCTGAAGAGTTTTGGCAGGCCAAGAAGTGTGCGGAGATGACAGGTATCGCAGAAGGAACATGGAGGTATTGGGCGCATACCGGGGACCCGACCAAGCCTGTTTCTTTCTGCCTGGGTAGACGACGAGTCTGGCGCAAGAGCGTTGTGCTTGCTTGGATCGCCGAGCAGGAGGCAGCAACCACACGCGGCGGTGCCGCGTGAGCGGCATGGTGCCGTTCTTCTACGGCGACTTCGAGATCCGCACGATAGTCATCGATGGCGACGGGTGGCTCGTCGCGCCCGACGTGGCAAAACTGCTTGAGCTACGCGACACGAGCTCAGCGCTCAAAATGGTGGATCCCGAAGACAAGATGACTTTGCGCAGGTCAGAAGGTCCGCACTTTCCGCAGGGCATGGATGCTCGCGTGCACGAGGTAACCGTCGTCAACGAATCCGGCTTCTACGCAATGGTTTTCCAGTCAAACAAGCCTGAAGCCAAGAGGGTTCGACGCTGGGTCACGTACACCGTACTTCCTGAGATTCGACGGACCGGCTCGTTCCAACCGCGCCAGGAGATCGACCTCGAGGACACCGACGTCGCACTCGACAAGATCATCGAGCTCGCATCGATCGCGAAGGGTGAGCGTGCTGGGCGACTCAAGGCCGAGGCCCGGCTCGAGGTCGAGCAGCGTCATCGCCATGCGATCGAGGGTGGTGATGGTATCGATCCCACCACGTTCGGGAAGAAGTACTTCGGCGATGTTCCTGCGCGTCAGTTCGACAAGCACCTCTACGAGCACGACTACCTGATCGACCAGCGTAAGACCCGCCGGTCGACGAACGGCGAGATGAAGGATGGTTACGACCATCGGAAGCCAACGGCCAACGGACGCAGGTACTTCTACCCGCACGACGGCGGCACGCACGGTGGTCGCCGGCGCTTCAATCCCCGCGTGAGGCCCCGGATGGAGATCGCCCTGCGTGACGCGCTGATCGCCGAGGGTCTTCCCGCCAACACGCACAGCACCGGACTGGTGTTGATCAGCAACAAGGAGATGCAGGAGCTGGGCGCGTGACCGCTCAGAAGACGAACAACACCGCCGGACACGGGACGGCAATCCCACATGTGACCGACGGTGCCGATGGAACCCAACATCCAGGTAAGGAACCAATGATGAGCAGTGTAGAACAGCCCACCGACAAGGTCGATATCGAACCGATCACACCCGCCAAGCCGATCAAGTACACCGAGAGAAAGCTGGCCGCTCACCTAACGAAGGTGTACGGCGAAGCGCCGGTCGGGATGGACCTGTACGACGTGTGGGTCGTCTCGACGGAAGAGTATCGAACCAGGGCCGAACAGGACGCGGCGATCCACGAGGCCATCCAGTCGCAGTTGCCGGATCCCAAACCAGAAGCCAAGCTACCTGCCCTGACTGCGTGGGATGAGCGGCGTGACCGGCAGTGCAGGGTCAACGTCCTGGCTGAAGCAAAAGACGGCACCCTCGCTCTCGATGCCTTCAATTTGGCTCCGCGGCCATTCTGGTCGAACCCGAGATTGGACTTTTTGTCCGCGCGGCCAGCGCAGTCGGCGTTCGTGTCCGACACCCTGATTGCGACGCGCCTGTCTCGCTCCAGGGGTGTCATCGATGATCGCGGGGCTCTACTGCCGGCGTACGTCCGAGTTCATCTATTTCAGCTCCTGCACGACCGCGAACCCATAGTGGAAATGGCGCGCATAGAACCCACTCTCGAGGGTGATCCCGAAGTTGCCTCTCAAACAGTCATGACGGCCCGTGAAGCCACTGCGCTCGCGCACTCCCTCTTGGCGGCAGTCGACCTCATGACCAATGCCGAGGTCAACCAATGAGCGCGCGGATTCTCAACGCACCGACGGTCGATGAGATCTGGCCGACGCTGCAGCCTGGAGATAGCCGCACGATGAGGCTCGCCCTGGTCCATGTCGGCCCCTTCACGGCGTCGATCACGCGTACCGACTGCTGCACCGAGGCGGGCGATTACAGATCGTCCGGGCTGCAGATCACGGTCGACAACTACGAGCACAATGACACCTTCCCGAACCATGATCTCGGCGCGAAACCCGATCAGGTGGCAGACCTCGAGCTGGCCATGACCGCCATTCTCGGCGCGTACCGAAAGCTAGATCCGGAGGCGCTGAAGTGACCACCACGACTCTCGTGCTCGCGACGGTGCTCATCGTCGAAAACCTCGTGATCATCGCCGCGGACTTCCGCGCGTTCTGCCGAAAGGTCAACCTGTGAACGACTTCTCACCCACCCCCCTCGACGACCTGCTGTACGCATCCATTCGCGTTGGGGAGGACGTGTACTACGGTCTCGACCGGATCCATGGGGCGGAAGCTGCTGAACTCGACACCTCGGAGTTCGCGGAGCCTCTGAACGACATTGCCGACGTGCCAAGGCTTGTGAACCGTCTCGTGTGCCGCCATGTCGACAGCGGCGATCCCGCTACGTGGCGGTACTCGGACGGGCGAAAGGTCACGTCATCGATCGAGATCGAGACCGGCCACACGTTCTCGCACGTATGGCACCCGAACCCAATCCTGGACCGAGACTTAAACATCCGCACGGAGACGTCGACCGGAATACGGACAATCCGTGTTCGTGTCGACGGTCAGGTGATCGACGTCGTGGACGGCCGGCTCGATCCCACGCCGATGCAGTGGCTCAGGGAATTGCACGATCTTGCGCCCGCAGCAGCGCACTCGATCGAAGCGATCGAATTGCTGGAGAAGCATATTGCAGCAACGCGCGGCACGGGTGTCGTAGAACAGACTGGTCCGCTACAGCAACTGGCGGAGCAGTTCGGCGAGCATGCGAAAACCGCTCATGAAGCCATCGAGAAGAGTCGCGACGAGCAGGCGGAGCGGCTGTTCGAGGCTCGGACCAAGCTGATCGTCGCCCGTGACGAATCACTGCAGCAGGAACCCTGGTCGATGTTCTGCAAGGAACTGCAGGGGTATACCGCGAACGGCGAACCAGCGGCGACGCTGTCCATCCCAAGCGTTGAGGCGAAGGAGACGTTCGGCCTACGCCTCGCGCTCGAACTCGCGTCTGAGGCAGGGGACGAGTCGGACGTGCAAGACACTGTGAGCGAGTACTTTTCGATGATCCGCGAACCTGATCAGATGATGATCGTCGCGATGTCGGCGCTCACGAACCTCGCGACGTTCGTGATGCCTGAGATGTACAAGGCCATCGAGGGCAAAATCGGCGATTACGACATGCGTGTTGCCTTCGCTGACACGGCGCTGTTGACGTGGAAGAAACGCCTGGCCGATTTCGGTGGAGCCAGTGCCGGCGATGGGATCGACCGTGCGTGACGACACGGGGGATCTGCGTCCGTACGCACGCGAACTGCTGCACTGCGTGGCCGCGCGGGATGCAACCCACAGGGACTACATCGTGGGTCTCGCGCGGCAGTACGGACTCACGGAGGGCGAAATCGCGGCCGAGATATCCGGCGGCCGAACATGACTGGATCGGACGCCTTCCCAGTCTTCGAGGTGCTACCGCCATGGGACGAACTGTCGAACATCTCCCAGCGCTCGAACGATCTGGAGCGCCAGAACTGGGCGCTTGTCGCCCGCGCTACCGAGATCTACAACGCCGTCGCCGAAGTGGGCGGCGTGTGGGAGCCACACATGCTCGACGAGTTGCAGGACATCTGGGCGGAGACGGCCGACCTCGAGCGCAAATTTGTGCCGTCGAGGAAGGCCGACTTCACCAATCTGATGATCGAGATCTATGGGAATCCGAGGTGACCGTGAGCGTGAAGGTGACGCGGCGAGCGTGGAAGTCGCGTACCCGCACGCCCGCAGACAGGCTCGTGCTGTTGGCGCTGGCGGACTTCGCGAACGACGACGGCGAGGCCTGGCCGACAGTTCCCAACCTCGCAGAGAAATGCGACTTAGGAGTGCGGACGGTCAATCGAAGCATCAATGATTTGGCAGCTGAAGGCCTCGTGGAAATCCGGCGTCGCCCGAACAAATCGAACGTCTATAACGTGCTCCCGGTTGACGCTCCATCACCCTCTAGGGGTGCCAATCTGGCACCCCTAGAGGGTGCCTCCAGACCTGCCAATTTGGCACCCCACGGACCTGCCAAATTGGCACCCCAGAACATCAATCCGGTTCTGCCACTGCGGGCAGAACCAAAAGACTCTATTGAATTGAACTATCAGAGAGAGTTGCAGATCGAAGATCCGCGCCCGTCGCGGGACGACGTCGAACAGCTCTGCCAGAGGCTCGTAGCGTTGATGATCGTGAACGGGTGCCGCAAGCCGACCATCACCACGGCGTGGCGCAACGAGGCCCGGTTGCTCATCGACCGGGACGGCGTGGACTTTGACACCGCGATGGCTGTTCTGGCGTGGTCTCAGGTCGACCAGTTTTGGAAGGCGAACATTCACTCGATGCGCAAGTTCCGCGCGAAGTTCGACACCCTGCGACTCCAGGCGAAGCGCAACCCGCACGCATTGCCGGTCTCGGCTGATTCGGTCGCGGAGTGGCTTCGCGGGTGCTGGCGATCGGGGGACGTGAAGTCCGTCGAGGACCGCAGCGGCGTCGCGTTCCCACAACCCGACATTCCCGCGTCTCTCGTAGACCGTGAGGCCGTCAGCAAGTGGCTTCTGGACCAGAGACGCACATTCATCGATTCGAACCGCCAGAAGATCACTGAGGCCGTGATTCGACGGCATGGAGGCACAGCAGCATGACATCGATCGAAACCAGCCTCGCGTACGCCGAGGACATCCTCGACGCACCGAACGACGAACGGACCTTGGGCGCGATGCTCCTGACGTTCAGCGGCCGCGACATCGCACCGGAATACCTCGCTGTCATCGAGCCCACGGACTTCAACGACGCGCACCTAGGCGAGATCTGGGCGGCCGCGCGGGCCATCCAGCAGCGAGGCGGCACCATCTCGAAGCGCACCATCCTCGCCGAACGCGACACACCCGCCATCCGGGCGCGCATCGAACAACTGTCCGGCGAGCCGTTCCACCCGATGCGCGTCGGACCCGCGGCGAAGGCCGTGACCGACATGGCGCGATCCAGGCGGCTCATTCAGGCGTGCAAACGGATCGCCGAGACGACTGCAACGGCCGACACGTACTCTGACGCGTTCGAGTTCGCTTCGCAGCAGCTCGCACTGCTCGAGGGCGGTCAGATCCAGTCGGACGTACAGAGCTTCGACCGAGTCACCGACACCTGGCTCGAATGGCTCAACGCACCGAAGACGGTGACCCGAACGATTGCCACGCCATGGGTCGAGCTCGACGATGTCCTCGCGGGCGGGTTGCACCCGGGCCGCACGTACGTGATCGGCGGCCGTCCCGGCGACGGGAAGTCACTCGCAGGCGTCAACCTCGCCATGCACGCCGCGATGATGGGTCACCGCACCGCCGTGTTCTCCGTCGAGATGGGTACCACCGAGGTCGCGTCGCGCATCTACGCCGCCGGCGCACAGGTCGAGTACGGCCAGATCACCAAGCGTGAAGTCGACTCGTATAACCGCGAGAAACTCAACGGGTTCGTTGCTCGATACCGCAACATGCCGCTGTACATCATCGACAAGTCGGACATCACCGTCGACTACGTCTCGGCGCGATGCAGAGCGCTCAAGCGCAACGGAGGCCTCGACGTCGTGTTCGTCGACTACCTCCAGCTCCTCAGGGAAACCGACTCGCGCCAGACGCGCGAGCGGCAGGTAGCGCACATCTCGCGAAGCCTGAAAGTGCTTTCACGTGAGCTTGATTGCGCGGTCATCATAGCCTGCCAGCTCAATCGGAAGGGTGCTGAGAACGACCGAAAGCCCGTCCTGTCCGATCTACGTGAATCGGGGTCGATCGAGCAGGATGCCGACATTGTGATCCTGCTACACCACCAGTACGAAAACGACTTGGCGACAGGGTTTGTAGACCTCATCGTCGCGAAGAACCGCACCGGCAAGTGTCAGGCAGTGTCGCAACGCTGGATGGGCTACCAGGCGAGGATCGCGTGACATGCCGATCCGACGAATCGAGACCGCATCCGGGAATCCGTGGAGCTGTGTCGGAAAGAAGCGCTTCGGCACCCGAGAAGGTGCCGTGATAAGAGGGAATTTCGGGACCGATTCGGAGAGGTGGAGGCATACCGATGCCACAACTGCGATGGCTGGCACCTCGGACACAAGAAACGACCACGGAAGAGGCGAACATGACTGACACCGACCACCTCTACTTGTCTCGCCTCGAAATGCGCACTCTCAGTGAACGACTCAGGGAGCTTGCAGGATGGGTGTCCACCGAACTCGACACCACCATCTCGCGGACAGTCGCATTCAGCGACGAGAGCGACATCCCGCACCGATCCGACGAGCGCGTGCTCGTGTTCAACGCCGAGGCATCCGACACCGCGGCCGAAGTCCTCGGAACACTCCGCGTCTGGGCGAAGCACATCTGCACTGCACGCCAACGGGATTGGCCAGGCAACGGTCGGATACCGTTCTATGCAACCTGGATCGACCGGAATCTCATCGACCTCGCCCTGACCGACAAGGCAGCACAGGCGATGGGAGAAATCACCGAATCATGGAAGCGGGCGAAGAAGGCAATCGATCGGCCGACCGCCAAGGAATTTGCCGGGCCGTGTCAGTCCGACATCGAAGGGGTCACCTGCGACGGCGTCTACGTCGTGCCCAAGGCTGACACTACGAAGTGCCACACCTGTGCGGTGGTGTGCGACGTCGCGAGAATGCAAGAACAAATGGAGGAGGAGCTCAAGGGCCGCCAATATCTGGTAGCAGAACTCGCAACAGCTCTCACGATCATTACGGAACAGACCGTTGCTCAGGAACGAGTCCGCAACTGGGTGCGCCGGCATAAACTCGTCGCATCCGGAGCCGACTGGGAAGGCCGGCCGCTTTACCGACTGGACGACGCATTGGACACGCTCAAGCAGCAGACACGAAAGAAGACCGCCTGATGCCGAGAATCGACGACACCCGTGCGGCGATCATCCATTACCAGGAGAAGCTGCAACCGGACGGCCACTACGACACAGTCATTCCCGAAGATTTCGGGAAGGTGCACGCCATCGTCCGGCACGGTCTTTTAGGTAAAGACAGTCGCGAGTGGCAACGCATCTCAGCGTTCACAGACATCAGCTACGAAAGCGGGACTTATCACGCAGCCTGCGACAAGATTGTCCGAGTTGTGTACCCATTTGAGTTCAACGACACCGATGCCGATGCCTGCCATCTTTGCGTCGAACGCGTGAGGACATTCGCTGAAAGCCCCGGGAAGTACTGGCGGGAATTCTGGGACCGACACGACCGTTGGCGGGAAAAGGACCGACGTCGATACGGTGATTGGAGCAAACCGGCACAACCACTACCGGACGACATGGACGGCTTTCGCGACAAGTCCTACGACGAAGACTGAGGTTGACCGGGCCTGCATGCTAAGCTGACGCCGCAAGGCGCGAGAGGTAACGGGACATCCCGACCATCGCGCCTTTCGTCGTTGAAACACGCGACACACGGTCGGCGATACCAGGCTTATGAACTTCGACGCACCGGAACCCCCACAGGACTACATCAAGGACTTCGCACAAGCGCGGCTAGCGGAAATCGCAGGAACTCTGGACGGGGCGGTGGCGGTCGAACCTCCCGGCCTTAAGCTTGGGCCCCAGCATGGACTGCTCGATGATTTTTTCAGCGTGTTCACGTTGACCAAAACGCTCGACGCACTCAAATCAATCGTTGGCCTCTACCCAACTCGGTACGTACCAAATGAACCACCAGCCGCCGGACTTGAATATCGATACGAGGGTGTACCTCCCGCATCCGTCATCATGCACATTGCCGAGATCTGGTCGGATCACGCCGCTTTCAAAGATGAATGGCGAACGCCGGTCACGGACCATCCGCAGGGATGACCGCAAGCCCACAATCTCCTCGACTCAGCGTCAACCCTCCTGCCATCTGGAATCTCCAGGAGAAGCAACCCATGATGCCTACGCGCTAGGTCACGACTGCGCTGAGTCGAGGGTCAACGTCCAGGGGTGCGCCTGGATCAGCCGACGTACAAGTCCTTCGGTCCAACGTCGGAACCAACGCACGCATACCTCGTGAGACAGGAGCGCACGCATGGACGGTTCGGAACCTCATGCCATGCGCCGCGTCGATCACTACGACCGCACTCGGGTCGTGATGCCCAACGGCGCAACGATGTACAGCTACACGCCCGTGTTCGAGAGCGAGGTGACAAGCCCATGCTCGACCTCTGGGGTGAACTCATTGCCCGCGTGATCCGATGGTGGATGTTCCGAACATGACGGTGCCCTGATGCCGCCGACAAGACGGCAGACCACCACCTCGCGCGGACTTGGGTGGGCACATCAGAAGCAACGCGAGAACTTGCTTCGAGCGCACATCGACGGAACGCCATGCTATTGGTGCGACCGGCCGATGCACGTCGACGCACATCGCAACTGGGATCAACGACCACTGAGTGCCGACCACACCCAATCGCGAGCCCATGGCGGCACTAAAGCCGATCGTCTCATGCATGAAATCTGCAACAAGCAGCGCGGAGACGGCACCAGAGATCACCTACGGCCCGCAGCTACCCATCAACCCTCTACGCCCACCGCAGACGCCGACATGGGCCCGTTGGGGCACCGCGTGATGTCCTGGCCATGACACCCCCGCCCCCTGGATTTTATTCGACGGGGGGTGGGGGTGCTCCTGACTGCCGCCGTAGTCAGGATTTTTTTGTGGAGGCCTGAAACGCACATGCAAGGGGGGCTGATGGCCGGGTCGCTGGGTGATGGCGGACAGGAGTTGTTCGAGGAGCTCGCTGTCGACGGTGATCCGTATGAGATGACGGCGTTGATCACCGAGGCCTGTCGGATCAAGGACCGTCTCGACAAACTTCACCGCGTGCTCACTGGGGACGACGACCTTTGGTTGAGACTGATTCCTTCGCGAGGCGATACGGAAGTTCTCGAGGTCCGCATCGACAGTGCAGCTCAAGAATCTCGGCAGCTGGCAACCGTCTTTCGGCAGATGTTGGCTGAGGTGAAGAGGAGGCGCGCAGACGATGGCGGCTCCGGAGAGTACGACCCTCTCGACGATTTGTGACGAGGACATCGATGCGGCGTTCGCGGACATCATCGCGTCCGAGTGGCCGAAGCTCGAAGGTCGACAGACGCCGAACTCGATGGCGTACACCCCGGGTGAAACGGAACTCGGCCGCAAAGCCGCAGAGTTGGCCAATCGCTCGGCATCGCGGATCCGTGCGATGCCATGGCAATCATGGTCTCTCGAACGAATCATGTCCAAGGATGCAGACGGGACATGGACGCATCCCGAGTGCTGCCTGATCGTTCCGAGGCAGAACGGTAAATCGCTGATCCTGTCGATCCGAGTGTTGTACGGAATCTACAAACTCGGAGAGAAGATCGTATTCTCGGCGCAGCAATGGGAGACGGCGAAGTCTCTATGGAAGCGCACTTGGAACATCGTCAAGACGACGCCGTGGATGCTCAAACGAGTTGAGTCGCACACGTGCTCACAAGGTCGCGGCACAATCGTTCTCGCATCCGGGGCTGAGGTCGTGTTCACCACTCGATCCGCGAACGCCGGCCGCGGACTGGACAGGGTCGACCTCGAAATCTACGACGAGGCATACGACTTGACCGAGGCGGATATGGCCGCCCTGTCGCCGACCAAGATGAACTCGGATGACCCGCAGACCATCTACACATCGTCTGCGGTCAATCAGGATCAACACCCGAATGGGCAGGTTCTCACCGCGGTTCGTGACCGCGGCCTCGCTGGCGAAGAAGGGTTGTTCTTCGCCGAGTGGATGGCTCCGATGGAGCAGGACCGGACGCAACCGGATACGTGGAGATGGGCGAATCCGTCGTTCGGTGTAATCCAGACGGTCAAGAAGCTGGCTGCGGAGCTGCGCAAGTTCTCGACACCGGCCGGCATGAAGAGCTTCGATGTCGAGTACCTCGGCCGTGGCGATTGGCCGGTCGATGCAGTGCACACCAGCTTCTCCGTCATCACCGAAGGGGAATGGCGTGCGATGCTCGAACCGAACCCCACCCTGTCCGGCTCGATCGGTCTCGGCATGGATCGATCGCTTGATCGCGCATGGTGGGCGATCGCTGCTGCGCAACGCACCAACGACGGCCGAATTCACATCGAAGTCGGGTTCTTCAGGTCGGCAACACATACCGACGTGGTCGATTTCCTGGTCGACCTTGTGACGATGTGGGATCCGTGCGCGCTGGCCACAGATGCGAAGTCGCCGGCCGCAGTGATCGAGCCGCTACTCCTCGCGGCTGATATCGAATTGATCAAGACCACGACGCAGCAGAAGGTGACCGCATGTGGCGGGTTCTATGACGATGCGTCCGAAGGTTTGATGACCCACACCGACCAGCCGGCCTTGACGGGTGCCGTCGAGGGAGTGGTCAAACGAGTTCTACCCGGCGGCGATTGGGTGTGGAACAAGCAGGGCGACTCCATCATTGCTCCGCTCGACGCGGCGACCCTGGCGCGTTGGGCCTTGGTGTCGTTCGAGAAGCGAGCATTCACACCGGCCGCCAGCCCCATGGTGGACGTCGAGGCCGCAGATTTCGCCGACGATTTCGATGTTCTCGAAGCTGCATTCTGATGGGAGGTGAATTATGGCCGATTCCACGGTGACGCCATCGACGACCGAGCTGGGTTACATGAATGGCCGGGGAAGTGATTGGCAGAACTGGGACGAGAATGAGCAGGTTCCCGATCTGCAATGGCCGCAGTCGGTGCATGTCTACTCCCGGATGATGAGTGAGGACGGTCGCGTTTCGTCTGTCCTGGAGGCGATTTGGCTGCCGATCATCTCGACTGCGTGGCGGTTGGACAAAAACGGTGCCCCGGACGAGGTCGCGCAGTTCGTGGCCGACAACCTCGGACTTCCGCTCGACGGTGTCGAGCAAACTGCGCAACCGCGAACGAAGGGCAGGTTCTCCTGGTCCGAGCATTTGCAGGATGCATTGCTGATGCTGGCATACGGACATTCGTTCTTCGAGCAGATCTACTGGCCGATCGACGAGGACGGTAAGTTTCGGCTCCGCAAACTGGCGGCTCGACCGCAGAAGACGCTGCGCGAGGTCAATGTTGCGCTTGATGGCGGACTCGAATCGATCAAGCAGGACGTCGCGGTGCACACCCGAGGTAAGACGTGGACGGCATCGGCGACGGAGCCGATTCCGGTGAGTCGCCTGGTGGCGTACGTCCGCAGACGTGAGCCTGGAATCTGGACCGGTCGTTCGATGCTGCGGCCTGCGTACAAGCATTGGAAGCTGAAGGACGACCTGATGCGTACTCAGGCTGCGGCCGCGCGTCGTAATGGTGTCGGTGTCCCGGTCGCTACCGCTGCAAGCGCTGACGACCAGGATGAAGTCAAGAAGATGCAAAAGGTTGCCTCGAACTTCCGCGGCGGTATGAACTCCGGCGTCGGTCTCGCTGCAGGGCAGACGCTCGAGCTCATCGGCGTGTCCGGCAACCTTCCGAATGTGGCGGAGGCCATCAACTATCACGACAAGGCAATCGCCCTGTCCGGCCTCGCACACTTCCTCAACCTCGATCGAGGCGGTAGCTACAACCTCGCGTCGGTGCTGAACGACACGTTCGTTCAGCAGGAGAACAGCATCGCGAAGTCCATCCGAGATACAGCGAACGCGCACATCGTCGAGGATCTGGTCGACATCAATTTCGGGCCGGAAGTACCCTCACCGCGAATTGTGTTCGAGGAGATCGGGTCTCGGCAAGATGCTACCGCGGCGGCGTTGGCAATGTTGGTGCAGTCGGGTCTCCTCGATCCCGACGACCTGATGAAAATTTCGGTGCGTCAGAAGTTCGGCATTCCTACCGGTGAACAACCGGAACCCGATGCCGACCCGGAGGGTGAGGTGGGCCCGACGTGACGACTCCTGTAATCCCACAGGCGCTTCCACTCTCGCATCTGCCGAACGTGGAGTTGATGCATGCCGGAACCTGGTCTGCGTCGACGGGCGTGCACACGTTCACGAGTGACGACTTCGCCTACGCTGTCGCCGCCCTCGACTGCCCTGCCGTCCGCCGGCCAATCCTCAAGCTGGGGCACACCGACCCACGGTTCGACGGCCAACCGGCTGTCGGCTACATCGATAACCTCACCACCGCGAGCGAGGGCCGCGCCCTCAACGGCGACTACGTGGGAATGCCGGGGTGGATGACCACTGAGGTATTGGCGTCGGCGTACCCCGACCGGTCGATCGAAGGCCAGTGGGATTTCAGGTGCGCGCTGGGTCATTCACATCCATTCGTCCTGACAGCCGTTGCGCTACTCGGTGAGACACCGCCAGCGATCGGGACGCTTGCGTCTCTGCAGGATGTCGCCACCCTGTACGGCGTCGCAGCCAGCGCGGCAGATGGCGGCACTCCCGTAACGGTCCTCATGAAAGGCAACGAAATGCCCAATCCTCGACCCACCACAGTCGCGGCCGGCGTCACCACCGAAGACGTGCGGCGCGCGTACTACGACAATGCGGGCTGGTCGATCTGGATCGAAGAGATGCACCTTGATCCACTGCAGCTCATCGTGATCGACGACGACACCGGGCAGCGCTTGCGCGTTCCGGTAACCGTATCCGGCGACGGCGCGGACGGTGTCACATTCGGTGAGGCCATTCCAGTTGTCGTCCGATACGAGGACGCGAACGCAGCCGCCGATCCCACTACTGCCGATGTCCCGCCCGCTGTGGCCGCTTCGGCCGCTCTACTTCGGTTCGCCAATCGAACCGAGTCTCGCCCTGGCTCTGCGCCCCGGGCGTCCGAAACTCCCGCGTCAAGCCCGACCGGGTCTACAGAAGAAGGAGGCTCGACAGTGGCATTGACACTGACCGACGAGCAGGAAACCTCCCTCCGCGAGGCCCTCGGGCTTGCAGAGGATGCCGATGTCGACGCGTTGATCGCGGCAATCGAGGAGCTGGCCACCACGCCGGACCCCGTACCCGCCACCGCAGCGGCATCGCTCGCGACACCCGCCGCGCTGAAGAGCGCGGCAGCCAAGCTCGGCATGAGCGTGCACGACGACGCCTCGCTCGAGGCCCGTCTCGCTCGCGGAGATCAGGCATTCGAAACCCTGCAGAAGCGCGATCGCGATGCCGTCGTAGACGCAGCCCTGGCCAAGGGAAAGATCATGCCCTCTCGCCGCGACCACTACGTCGGCCTGATGGCAGTGGACCCCGAAGGCACCCAGGAGTTCCTCGAAGGACTCCCGGCCGAATGCGCCGTACCGCTGACCGAGATCGGCCACGGACAGGGCGACACCGTGAACGCATCCAGCACCGCCGACGTCCGCACTAGCGACGCATACAAGGGATTGGAGGGCTTCTGACATGCCCGGAATATCTGTGAAGTTCGACAAAGGCCGGATCACTCACACTGCTGAAGCTGCCATCCTCGGCGGCCAGGTAGTCAAGCCCGGAACCGGTCCTCGAAGTGTCGTGGTGGGAACCGCCGACACGGACAAGCCCCTGGGCGTCGCACTGACCGACGCAGCACCGAAGGCCACCCCCGCGCCGGGAGTGCTGTACGTCGGAACCGACCAGGTCACCATCGCGTCTGCGCCCGCAGTCGTGCCGGTCAAGTCGGACGGAACCGCAGCGGTAGGCGACCTCGTGGTCGCTGCAGCAGCGGGCCGAGTCAAGAAGGCCGGCGGTTCCGCGACCATCGCTCAGGTGATCGGACGCGTCATCGAAAAGAACACCGACGCGGATAACACCGTCCTCGTCCGATTGGGAGGCTGACCATGCCCACACTCAACACACCGGTCGTCTCGATCGACGACGGCAAGAATGTCACGGTCAATCAGGTGATGGGCGATCCTCGCGCCATCCCGACTCGTGTCATCGACCTGGTGCGCGACAACATCATCGGCGAGGCCCTGTTCCGCAACGCCGGCAATCCAGGCAGTCTGCTGGTGCAGTTCCAGCGTTCGACCCCACTGTTCCTCGATGGTGATCCTGAGGCCGTCGCCGAGTTCGGTGAGATTCCGGTATTCGACCTGGGCGAGGGCCTGCCTGAGGTCGCGCGCGGAGTCAAGGTCGGTGCCGGCGTTCGCATTTCGCGTGAGATGCGTGACTTCAACCAGATCGACAAGGTGCGCAAGCAGGTCACCGGGACCGCCAATACAGTAATCCGAGCCAACGATGCAGCGTTCCGATCGGCCCTCGACGGTGCGTCGGTTCCCGAGATCGTCGCCACTGCTGCATGGGAAGACGCCATCAGCAAGATCCGCACCGACATCAAGGAAGCTGCGAAGCTCATCGCGGGCGCGCTGCACGACGGCGACCCGACCAAGCCCAAGGGTTACGTACCGGACACGTTGGTTCTCAACAGCGCTCTTCTGTACGACTTCATGGACGACGAAGACTTCAACAAGATCTACGTGGGCAACATCGCGGATCAGAACATCAGCTACACAGGCAAGCTCCCGAACAAGGTGCTGAATCTGAACGTGCTGCATTCACCGCTGTGGCCGATGGATCGTGGGCTCGTGTGCCAGCGAGGCGTGACCGGCTTCTATGCCGACCCCCGCCCACTGGAAAGCACTGGACTCTACCCAGAGGGTGGCGGCCCGAACGGCGGCCCGACCGAGACTTGGCGTTCGGACACCACGCAGATCCGCATGATCGGCGTGGACGAGCCCGAGTCCGCCTGCTGGATCAACGGTATCCAGTGATGGCGGCCGAATGGAAGCTCACCGCCACGTCATGGCGAGACCTCTCCGGTGTGCGTCACCGCCGAGGCGACGTTGTGACGTTGTCGGAAGCGGATGCTGATCGGTTGCTCCGCGCCGGGGCAATCACTCTGGTGTCGAGTGAGCCTGCAGAGCCTGTCGCGGGTAAGCCGCCTGCCGACCCACCGGCTCCGTCGACAGGCAATCGCCCGAAGCTCGCCGCCCCGAAGTCCGCATGGGAGGCCTACGCGAGCAAGCGCGGAGTGGTGGTCGACGGACTCGACAAGGAAGCGATCATCGCTGCGGTCGACGCCATCGACGCGTCGTAACAGGAAGGGACGTCATGGCTGCGGTCTATGCAACGACAAGCAACATTCCTACGTCATGGCGTCCCACCACCGACGAAGCGTTACAGGTGGCCGCTGACGCGTTGGAAGTGGCTGCAATCCTGATCCGGCGCAACGTCGACATGTCCGATCTCGATGTCGACGACGAACGGATGACCATTGCCCGACATGTCTCACTGGACATGATTCGGCCAGCAATTTCGGTATCGGCCGATCAATACGGCAAATCGTCGTACTCGTCGACAATAGGTGGCATCGCCGATTCGGCAACGCTGGTCAACCCCATGGCGACCATCTATTTCACGGACGACCACAAGAAGCTCTTCGGAATCGGCCGCACGGCGGACCCGGTCTACTTCTTCGGTGATTACGAATGATCGGATTCACCACGCCGATCGTGATTCAGCGCCCGGCGACTCGCACGTCGCGTAAGTCGTCGATCCCGGTGTTGGACTACGACAACGCCACCGAGATCGCCGTTCCGTTCCTGGTGTCGCTGCAGCCGCAAGGCTCGACCGAGGGTCCGGTGGAGCGACCTCAGATCTCGACGTCGTGGCGTCTCATCACCCCGCCGAACACCGACCTCGATCTCCGCTCGAACGACCGCGTCAAGTCCGGGTCGATCGTGCTCGAGGTAGTCGGCGACGTCGGGAAGTGGCCGCACCCGATGCGGATCGATGCCGTGCACCATGTCGAAGCCAATCTTCAGGGGGTGCGGGACTGATGCCGTCACCGGAGATGTGGAAGCAGCTCAACTACAACTCGGCAGTACGCGCGGCGCTACGTACCCGCGGGCGCGCCATTGCTGCACGAGCGCAGGAAATCACGGACGCCGAGGGTGGGTCGGCAACCATCCGCATTGTCGAAGGAATCCGGCCCAAGGGCCGCGCATTCCTGAACGTCGTCTCCGATAAGCCTGCCGAAGAGTACGGAAACGAGTCGACACCCAAGATCCGCGCGATCGGTCGCGCATCACGAGAAAGGTAGTTCCCCATGCTGGTTCGATATTCAGCCCATACCAAAGACTCGATGGTCGGCAAGACCGAAGAGGTGACAGAGGAACGCGGTGAGCGGTTGATCGCCACCGGTGTTGCTCATCGTGCCGACGAGTCCCCGGAACCGAAGCCGCGACGCAACACGCAGGGAGTTCCGGCCGCGTCGCCGACTCCGCCGCCCGCAGCCCCGGCTAGCTGATGGATGTCGGCGCGCTTCTCGTCGAGCAGCTCGTCGATGCCGTGGCCGGCGCTGCCGCCGGCGAAGAGATGCAGCCCGGGTGGCAGGACCACCTGCCGTACATCTCGGTCGCTCAACTTCCCAGCGTCGAACGGTTCACCCCGTGGAACGCAGCGACGTCGATCGACCAACTCGATTTCGACATCGACGTGTTCGCCGCCGATGCCGAATCCGCATTCGACACCGGTGTCGCCGTGCGTGCCGCCTTGCGGTCGATGGCGATTCCCAAGGTCACCTTGTTGCGGTGCCCACCGTTCACCCGGCGACCGGACTTCAACGCCAATGTGCGTCGTGTCGGCTGTGTGATCTCACTGTCTGCGCGGCCGTGATCGTCAACCCCTGACCTCACTCCATTTCCTTTGAGCCCCCGTCACTTTCGTGCGGGGGTTTTCTTATGCCCGCAGGAGGGCCACTGATGACGAATTATGATGACGACCTCGCCAGAATCGGCGTCACCGGCGCACTGCGGGTGGCCGATCTGGGGACCACACTCCCCACGTTACTGAACCCGTACGCCGCCGGGTGGGCCGATGTCGGATGGATTTCCGACGAAGGCATCTCCGAAGATCGCGAAGCCGACTCGACGCCGTTCACGCCGTGGCAGTCGAACTCGCCGATTCGCGTCGAGACCGCCACCGAGACGATCACGTGGAACACCATCATCTGGTCCACGAACTACGACTCGATCTCGCTGTACTTCAAGGTCAAGGACGAGGACATGGAGTACGACTCCGCGTCCGGGGTCACCTCGTTCGTCGACGGCGACAAGAAGAAGCGCGACCTGCGCGCCTTCGGAATCGACGTGCTCGACGATCCGTACCACCGCCGCATCCTGGTCCCCAGCGGCGAGGTCACGCAGCGCGAAGGCCTGGTCTACCGCAAGGGCGAACTGACCGGCTACGGCGTGACCGTCACCGGCTACGCCACCGCCCTCGGCTGGTCGTGCAAGCGCTTCTTCAAGGAGGGCTGGGCACCGCCGAGCGCTCTCGTCACCCCGTAGGTCTCTACGGCTGATCGCAGCGGGCGTGTGGGTTCAAGGGGTTGACCACACGCCCGCTGTTTTCCAACCCCTTCTCAACCCCTACCGAAAGGAAATCCCTTCATGTCCAACGACAGAGACGAATTCGAACGCATCGATCTCGACGCCATGCTGGCCAAGCGTGAAGAGGTGGTCGGATCGCGCGACTCCTTCCCGTTCGTGGTCCACGGCAAGGAGTGGTGGTGCAAGGATCCCAAGCTCGCGACCGACGAGTGGCGTGAGGAAATGCGCGAGCTCAGCGAGGAACCCGAGGACTGGGATGCCGACGAAGACGGCGACTGGTCTGCGGATCCGCGCGACCTGACCGAGCACTTCCTGGGCGAAGATCAGGCAACCGAATTCTTCGCCGCCGGCGGCCAGTCCTCGCAGTTGGTGCAGGCGCTCGAGATCTACCAGGCGCGTGAGGCGGGACGACTCGGCAGCGACCCTACCCGGCGGCCTTCGCGCGCTACCCGGAGGCGACAGAAGCGGCGCTGATAGCGGAGTACGGCGAGGACTACGTCGCCGAGTGGTGGGACTTACGGATCACCACTCGGAAACTGCGTGTCCTCATCGAACATTTGCCGCCCGATTCGGCCGTTCATCGCGCCATGAACGACGGCCACGTCTGGACGTGGGTCGAGTCCATTCTCTGGCAGATCCTGCACGAGACCAAGGTGCTTGATCAACGCACCGTCTGGGCGAAGGGCAAGTCGCCCAAGTGGCCGAAATGGCGTGCGCTGCCGTGGAAGAAGGCCGAGAAGAAGATCGGCAACCGCGGCACCCGGTCGACCGCTGATGCCGTCGCTTACCTCAGATCACTGAACCCGAAGGGGGAATCCGATGGTGGCAAGTGACGTCGTCTACGTCCCGGTACTCCCCGCATTCCGCGATTTCGATGCCAAGCTGGCGGCGCAGTCCAAGGCCTCCGGTGAGACCGCGGGAAAGATCGCGGGCCAGGGGTATGCGACCGGTCTCGAATCCGCTCGCGGTGCAGTGTCCGCGGCGTCCGCCAAACTTGCCGCCGCGCGCGACAAAGAGGCGGACGCCGCTGGCAAAATCAAGGTCGCCGAGGCTCAGTTGCAGGCGATGCGCGACAAGGGCGTCACCGACGTAGGTCGCCTCACTGCAGCGGAGGAGCGCGTCGCCAAAGCCCGTCGTGACAGTGCGACGGCGTCGGACAAGACGAAGGCAGCGGCCTCAGCTCTCGCCACCGCCGAGTCGACTGCCGCGACCGCCGCAAAGAACCTCGGGTCCGAAAGCGCTTCTGCCAGCGGCAAAGTGAAAGAGCTCGGATCCAGCACCGAGGATGCCGGCTCCAGCCTCGGCCGTTTCGGCACTATCGCCGCAGCCGGCGCAGGCCTGGCAATCCTCGGAAAGCTCGCGATGGATGCGGGCAAGGCGTTCCTCGACGTCGGTGAGACCTTCGCCAACGTCAACAAGACTCTGCAGTTCACGACGGGTGCTACTGGGGCCGAGCTCGATTCGATGACGGAGTCCGTCAAGAACATCGGCAAGGCCTCACCGAAGTCGCTCGGCGAGATCTCCACCGTGCTGGCCAAGCTCTCCCAGCGCACAGGTCTGACCGGTGCCGATCTGGAGCTGCTCACCAAGCAGGTCATCAAGACCAACGCAGTGATGGGCCAGGACACCGATATCAACGGTCTGACGCAGGCCTTCGCGGCGTTCGGCATCCAGGGAGCGGACACCTCTGCTGCCATGGACGAGCTGTTCAAGGCCTCGCGCGCTACAGGTGTCAGCGTCAACGACCTTGCCGCGCAGGCGGTCAAGGGTGCACCACAGTTCCAGCAGTTCGGCATGTCCATCGGCGAATCTGCAGCACTGATGGGTTCCCTGGACAAGGCCGGTATCAACTCCGATGCCGTCCTCACGGGACTGAACAAGGCCATGGTGGCGTTCGCGAAAGACGGGCGCGCACCGAAGGAAGCCCTGCACGAAACCATCGGCGCGATCGAGGACTTCACTGCCGCTGGAAACGATGCCGCAGCGATCGAAATGGCAGCGAAGTTGTTCGGCACCAAGGGTGCCGGCCAGTTCGTCAACGCCGTCAAGTCCGGCGCTGTCAGCGTCGAGCAGCTCACCTCGGCGATGGACGACAGCCAGAAGGGCGTGATGGAAGCCGGGGGAGCCATCCCTACGCTTTCCAGCGCCTGGGCGATGTTCAAGAACAACGTGATCATCGCGCTCGAGCCGGTCGCTACGCGGGTGTTCGGCATCTTCATCGACGGCCTGACCTGGTTTCGCACCACAGGTGTCGTAGCAATTCAGACCGTTGTCGCGGCGTTCCAGGGATTGCTCAGCAACGGCCCACTCTCCGGTGTCGTGGACTTCTTTCTCCGCATCAAGGACGGCGCGGTCGGCCTGTTCGACCTGTTCGTCAACGGCAACTTCGGTAGCGCTTTGGCCGCGGCATTCAACGTCGAAGAGGACGCACCACTCGTTGGCCAGTTGTTCGATATCCGCGACAAGGCAATCGCTGTCTTCAATGAGGTCAAGGGCGGTATCACTGCATTCATCGCGGCATTCAAGGATGGCGGCGATGACATCACGTCGTCCGGTTTCGCCGGATTCCTCGAAGGGCTCGGCGTGCAGGCTCGCAATCTGTACGACACGTGGAACACCACCATTCTGCCGGCTCTGCAGACTGTCGGCGGCGTCATCGTCGACGTCGGCTCGGCTGCACTGCCTGTGCTGTGGAGTGCATTTCAGACCGGTGTCGATGTGGTCGGAAGCGTCTCCTCTGTCATCGCTGGTCTGATCGGATGGATGAACGACCATCGTGTCGTCGTCGGCGTGCTCGCCGGAATCATCCTGGTGGGACTCATCCCGGCGTTCGTCGCGTGGACGGTGTCGATGGTTGCCACCGGTGTCGTGATGCTCGCCACCGCAGCCCTGTCCCTGATCTCGGCGACTCAGACTGTGGCCGCGTGGGTGATGGCCCAGTTGGCCGCGGTGAAGTCGGCTGCGATTCAGGTTGCCTCGGCGTACCGGGTGGTCGGCGGATGGGTTCTGACCGGAGCCACGGCCGTTGCCCAGGCGGCGATTGCTGCGGGTGCATGGGTCGCGTCGTCGGCACGCACGGTCGCGGCGTTGGCACTGCAGGGTGGCGCATTCGTTGCTCAGCGAGCCGTGATGGTCGCAGGTGCTGCGGCAACAGGTATCGCGACTGCGGCGCAGTGGGCGTTCAATCTCGCGCTCAGCGCCAACCCGATCACGCTCATCATCATCGGGATCACCGCCCTCGTGGGCGCTCTCGTCTGGTTCTTCACCCAGACCGAGATCGGCAAGACCATCATCACCGCAGCATGGTCCGGTATCCAGGCGGCGATCTCGGCGGTCTGGGGATTTCTACAGGGCATGTTCGCTTCGTTCGTCCAGGGATTCCGAGACATCGGTGCCGGGGCAATGTGGCTGTGGAACAACGCAATTCTCCCCGCGTTCGACGGCATCAAAGCTGCGATCTCGTTCGCGTGGTCGTTGATCGAGGGCTACTTCAACCTCTGGAAGATGGCCTTCTCGGCCATCGGCGATGCCGCGATGTGGCTGTACAGCAATGCAATTCAGCCCGCCTTCGATGGTGTCGGTGCGGTTATCAGTGCTGTGCTGGGTGGCGCGCAGGCAGGGTTCGACATCTTCATGACCGCATTGGGCAAGGTCGGGGAGTTCGTCGGTAGCGTCGTCGGCGGCATCGGTGCGGTATGGGACGGACTGAAGGCGATGCTCGCCAAGCCGGTCAACTTCCTGATCAACACCGTCTGGAACGAGGGCATCCTCGCGGCTTGGAACAAAGTGTCCGGCTTGTTGGGACTCAACCCGGCAGCCAGGCTGGACGGCATTCCCGAGCATGCAACCGGTGGTGCCATCAACGGCCCCGGCGGTATCGACAACGTGCTGATGTGGGGTACCCGCAACGAGCACATGCTCACCGTCGACGAGGTCGAGAAGGCGGGCGGACATGGAGCGGTCTACACGATCCGCGACATGATCGCCCGCGGTGTGCCGTTCTCTTGGGACAACGGGCGCATTATCAACGATCTGGGCCGAAAGAACGTCGCGGCGTACGGCAGCGAGGTGCGCTCGGTGGGCGTCGGGAACGGCGACCCGCAGGGCATGTTCGATCGGTTCCTGCCGAAGTACAAGGATGGCGGCCCGATCGAGCCGTGGCACAAGCAGCTCGAGAACGGTCACCGTGCGGCGAAGATGCGTAACGGCAATCCGTACACGTGGGGCTTCGAGGATTGCTCGGGCTACATGTCTGCGATCGCCGATGCCATCCTTCATGGTGGCGACGGAAAATGGTCCTGGGCTACCGGATCGTTCCCCGGCGGGCAGCCGTGGGAGCGCGGCCTCGGTGAAGGATTCTCCGTCGGCGTGCACGACAACCCCGGCGGACCCGGCGGTGGCCACACTGCCGGCACCCTCTCCGCGGTCGGACCGTACTCGACGGTCAACGTCGAGTCCGGTGGCGGACATGGGTACGTCGCATACGGCGGCCCGGCTGCCGGTGCCGACAGTAGTCAGTTCGTTGGCGTATCCCCAGGGCAGTTCCATCTCGGGATCGGCGCGAACGGATTCTTCCAACCCGGCGGAGCAGGCGGTTCGATCGGTCCGTCACCGGCCGAGCAGGAGTCGTTCCTGCAGGACAAGATCAACGACGTCTTCGACGCGATCGTCGCTCCGATTCGCATGGGGATCGTCGGCGCGATCGGTGCACCACCGCCCGAGTTCCTCGGCATCCCGCCGAGCTTCCTCGACACCGGTGTCGATCTGACGTCGGACTTCCTCGGCGAGACGGTCGGCGGACTCGGTGACGCCCTGTCGTCGGTGTGGCAGGGCGCGCAGTCCCTCGTCGGTTCGGTGTTCGATGACGGTGGACGGGCCTCGGGTCGCGGCATGTTGTTCAAGGACGTCATTCGGCCCGAGCGTGTTCTCGATCCTCGGCAGACCGAGGCGTTCGAGTCGTGGCTCGATTCGGGTTCGCAGACTGCGGATCTGGCGTCGATGGTCGACAAGCTCGATTCGGTGTCCACTCGACAGGAGGCGATGATGAGCCAGATCGGTACGCCCGCATCACCGTCCGATACGGCCGAGAAGGTCGAGTCGCGCGTCAGTGGCGGCATCCATATCGATCGCATCGACACGACGGACCCGTCGGCAATCGCGAACGAGTTGCGTCGTGTCCAGCGGATGGAAGAGCGGATGGCGGGATTGTGACCGTCGATACCACTCGCATCGTCTACATCTCACCGCGCGGGAAGAAGTTTCATCTCGCCGGTGAGATTCAGGGCCACGAGAACGTCACCTTGCTCGGGATCTCCGGTCTCGACGGCGGACCCATCACCCCGATCACCACTCAGGGTGCGCGCCAGGTCGGCGTGACCGTCGACGACGTGAGCATCGGTGCCGGCGTTGTGGACTTCGCGGTCCTCGTTCAAGGGGACCGTGGGCGTGAGATCGCCCTGGCCGAGTACGCGTGGAAGTCGTCATGGTCACCGACCGAGCCGGGCTGGCTGTGCGTGTGGAAACGCGCGCACGGCTGGTGGTGGATCCGGGTGCAGAAGGCAAACATGACGCAGACGTGGGCGAAGGACACCACCGCTGCCGGTATGGCTGCTTACGAAATGTCGGCGTTGGTTGCCGAGCCGTTGTGGCGCACCCGCGCGCAGCCGTTCCCGTGGAAAGCTCCGGCCGTCTCCACGGACTTCGTTCCTGGGTATCTACCGGTCGCGAACCGCGGCGGCCGGAAAGCTTTCGGCCGGTACGTGTTCAACGGTCCCGGTACGTGGCGGTTCTGGGATTCGGGCCGGTTCGTCACGTTGCCCGCGCTGCGTGAGGGTGAGTGGCTGCGTTTGGACACGGCACCGGGGAAATGGTCGCTCGTCGACAACCTCGGCATCAACCGGTGGGCGCAGCTCGGCGGGCAGCGTTTCCGCGAGGGCGTCGAGGCGGGCGAGTCGAAGGTGATCGAGGTCGGAATCAAGAACGGCACCATGGATTCTCAGGTGCTGTTCACTCTCGAACCGAGAATGGAGTACCTGCCGTGAGCGCTCGATCGGATGCCATTTCTCATCTCGTCGGACTGCATGGTCAGGTCGCGGGCGAATTCTGCTGCGACGCCGCAGAAGCGGAAGAGCTGTGGAACGAGACGCAGACCGCGTTGTGTGCGCTTGGCGTTACAGCCGACGAGCTCAGTGAGTACCAACGGTGACGTCGTGGGATCCATACGCGGCCGATCGAAGCCTCGCCGAGAGGTTGGTGGCGCTGCAGGCGGAGACCTTGTCGCAGCGTTCCGAGCTGTTGCTGTTCGATGAGAATCTGAACGAGCTCGGTTTGGTGAACGACTACCTTTCAGTGAAGTTCGAGGCGTCGACCGACGGCACGGGCGGTCTCGGTGCAGTCGCCCCGATGGACACTCCGCATGCGCCGCAGTTGATCTCGCGTGACCCGAACCGTCCACTGTTCGTGACCGCGCAGACCGCGACCTATCGCTGGAGCGGCGTCGTCAGTAGCACGGTGCCGCGCAAGGATGCAGGGGCTGCGATGGTCATCGACATCGTCGGTGACCCGCTGCTCACTCGGCTCGACTTCATCTCGTTGTGGAAAGCGCCGGCGCGCCAACTGTTGGATCAGCCAAAGGTCGCGCCGATCAAGCAAGGCAACGCGGTGACGGTTGTCAAGGAACTGGCGATCGCAAATGTCGCTCGCATACAGACCGATGCGTCCTGGCCGATCCACGTGGTCCCGAACTACCTGACCAACGACGAGTCGCCGTTCGTGGTGATCGAGTCGGATATGCAGCCGATGGGCAAAGCATTCCTCGAAGCGCTCGACGGAACCGGCGTGTCGTTGATGATGTGGATTTGGATGCCCGGTGATCCGCCTGTTCCCGGTGGCTCGAACTTCGACCGACCGACGATGGTCCTCGACGTCGTCGACATGGGAAGTCACTCGGGCTGGTCGAGTGAAGTTGACGAGCCGATCCAGCAGTACTACCGGCTGCTGTCGGGCGGCGGGTTTGTCGCCGACTGGGTGCCGCGCATGGTGCCGGTCATCTCCGACGCGTACGAGGATGGCTACCAGGGCACCGACAACGATTCGCCGTGGGTGGAGTGGGATCTCGACGGCCCCGGTGTGGAGTCATGGTCGATGCCGACGGTGTACGCCAAGTGCGCTACCGCGATCTGGGCGGGATTGCGGCAGGGCTGGCTCGCCGAAGTCATCGACGGGATCGCCAAAGAATCCACCACTGAGGGCGATTCGCCCATCGTCTACGACACGGTCACCGACGACGAGCGCAAGGCCATCATGGGCGCACTGGCGACGTCGGAGATCGTGGTCACCGGAACCAGCGGTGAGGACTTGATCGTCGCCCTGAACGAATCGCGCGGGTACCGGTATCTGACGGTGTCGGTGATCAACGGTTCCCCGTTCGTGTTCGGCTACCACCTCGGTCTCGGCAGCGGGCAGTCGTTCAGTTCGGTGTCGGCGGGTCGGTTCTTCGACTCGGTCACCCGAGCCGCCTACGAGGATTCCCCGACCGTGCGATGCCGGTGGGACCTGACGGTCGGCGATGGCAAGAACGACGACCCCCCGGTGATCAAGCTGCTGCGCCGATTGCGCCGCAATGCCGAACTGCAGCAACGCTATTACACGGACCTTAAGGCGGTGACGGCACCATGAGCGAGTTGATCGCGGAGTATCGACCGAAGTTGCAGATCATGCCGATCTACACGAGCGAGCCGCAGTCTCGGGTAGCGGTGATCTTCGATGAGAAGTCGGGAATCCTCGAATGGCCGGCCGGTCCGCAGGGCGACAAAGGACCCGACGGTCCATCTCCGCGTCCGTGGACGATCGTCGGGTACGTCACCTCGGCAGCAGGGTTGCCCACCGGTCTCGGCCCGGACGACGAGGGCAAGGCGTGGGCGAACACCGACACGAAGGCTGTACACGTTTGGCAGGGCTATCGCTGGCACGATCCGGTGCCGACGGGGTTGTCTCGCCCGGGTGATGCGGGACCACCGGTGCGACTGTCGATCGGCGACGTCGAAACGCTCTCGGCGGGGAGCAATGTCGAGGCATCGATCACCGGTGACGCGCCCGATCGCGTGCTGTCATTGGGCATCCCGCGCGGCAATCCTGGCGACAAAGGCCCGACGCTCACTGCACCTCGCCTGACGAAGGCGACGGATTACGTCGGCCTACCGCCGACCGAGGGCCAGTCTCTCGTGTGGATGACCGCGCAAGGTGGCCTGCCTGCCGGGTGGGTGTCGGCCTCGGTCGGCGGCGCTCTCGCGGAGTGGTCGATCACCGACGCTGAGATCCAGAACGCCAACGTCTACGGCAGCCTGACCGTCCCTCCGGGGACTCAATCCGTGGTCATTGCCTCGGTCGAACTCACACCCCTGACGGTGCCGTATCGGCTGTGCTGCGAGGGAATGATCGGCTACAACTCGGGCTCGGTTAATACCAGCGCGGATCCTCAGACTGCAACGACGCGCGTCACCGTCGAGGTCAACTACGGGCCGGGGCCTGTGCGCGTCGGGGCCGGCCGTAACGATCGCCTCAGCTCGGACCTCCTCGGCGGGCAGTCGATCGTTGACCGGGTCATGGTCGCCGCCTCGTATGCCTCCAAGCTGACCCCCGAATCCACAGAGGGTGTCGTCCCGGCCAACACGATTGCGACCGTCACCATCACGATGTCGCGTACCTCGAACGTGTACTGGCAAGGTGCGACCACCGCCGACAATCTCGGGTCGGAAATTCTACTGATGGGAATGCCGGTATGAGCACGCTCGGTGAACAGTTCGATTCGATCCGCCCACTGGTCCAACTGTTCTCGGTCGACGACTTCGATGCACCGCCGATGGTGGAAGCGAAGTTCGATCTCGTTCCCGTCGACGGTGCGGTGGCATTGCCGGTCGGTGGCAAGGGCCTGGACGGTGATCAGGGTGAGCCCGGGCTGCCGATCCGGTTCCAGGGGCATGTCACCTCCGACGCCGAGCTGCCAGACGAATCGATCCTCAATCAGTACGACGAGGGCAAGGCGTGGGCGAACGTCACCACCGGCTCGATTTGGTTGTGGACTGCCGACGGCTGGATGGAGATCCCCGATGGCCTCGGCGTCCCCGGCCCGGTCGGACCTCCCGGCTCGATCGGACTCGGGACCGTCACCACCTCGCCACCGGACGGGTTCGCGTCGGTCGAGGCGGTCGGGTCCGCGTTGGCTCGAACTCTGAACATAACCTTGCCGCGCGGTCCGAAGGGTCTCGACGGAGATGTCGGCCCGTCGGGTCCGATCCGGTCGGCGTCGGACTACTCGGACGTCACCGCACCGAGTAACGGCGATATCCCGCAATGGGATTCGACGATCAACAAGTACAAGCCGGTGACACCGAAGCGGATGGTCGGCCCGTTCACGCTGATCAACACGGACTTTTCCACGGCCGCGGTGTCGACGGGCTCGAACGTGGTGGGGTCGAGGGCGATTCCGGCTCAGTCGTTCAAGTACCGATTCTGGATTTCGGGACTGCTGTCGATCAACGCCCCGAACACTGCATCGCAGGTCGATGTGCGGGTGGTGCCGCAGTCGGCGGGGTCGTCGGCGGTGGCCTTCGGTCGTCGCGACTACGGGGCCGGTGTTCGCGCCGCCACGTTCACCCGTGCGCCGGGAGGCAAGTTGTCGCCCGGTTCGACGCTGAACGAGATGCCTGCCGGAGTACCGCAAACCCTCAACGTGGAGGTGGTCCGCACGGGCTCCGGTTCGTACAACGTCGTGTCCGATCCGTTCAACAGCATCGAAGTGTGGCTAATCCCCACATAGGAGGTACCACCCATGGCCGATATCGTTCTACCGCACAATGTTTCGATCATCCCGCAGGAGACGAGCTATTGGTGTGGGCCCGCCTCGTGTCAGGTCGCCCTCGACATTCGGGGGATCAATTCGACCGAAGCCGATCTCGCTCGACAGTTGGGCACGACCCGCAACGGCACTGATCACATCGGGCTGATCAGTGCTCTGCTGAACCGCAACGTTCCTGCGGACTACATCACCCGCCAGATACCCGGCAACGATGCCTCGCAGGCGCAGAAGGATCTGCTGTGGCGAGACGTGCAGGCATCGATCCTCGGCGGGTACGGGGTCGTCTGCAACGTGATGGTCCCGCCGTCGAACTACCCGCGCGGTACCCGCGGCGAGAAACCCGCGTACGCGGGTGGGACGGTCTACCACTACTTCACCGTCGTCGGGTGCAATCCCGACGCCCGCGAGGTACTGGTCGCCGACTCCGGGTTTCGGCCGTTCGAGTACTGGATGTCGGTTGATCAACTCGCGTCGTGCATCGCAGGGAAGGGCTACTCCGCGACACCGAACGAGAAGCCGATTCAGCCGGCACCACCGGTGGACACGCGCTCGCCCGCGGACATCGAATTGTCGAAGCGGTTCCAGTCGCGGTCGAAGTACCGCTCGAGCGATGACGCGATCGACACCCTCGGCGGGTTCATCCTCAACATCGACGGCCGGATCCACGAGCGTGCGGTCGAGCGTCAGCGCGGCGAGCTGTAGTGGTCACCGCGCGCACGATGCACCGGGCGTTCGACGGCGCGAATTCCGTCGAACGGTATGCCGCGCTGGCCCCGTCGTTCAACGAGGCGATGCTGCTGGCGGGGATCACCACCCTGGCCCGATCGGCGATGTGGTTCGCCCAGCTCGGTCACGAGTCGATCGGACTGTCCGTCTTCCGTGAGCTCTGGGATCCCACACCCGACCAGCGCACGTACGACGGGCGGATGGGCAACGACCAACCGGGCGACGGATTCCGGTATCGCGGCCGCGGTGCCATCCAGATGACCGGCAAGAACAACTACCGCGAGTGCTCGAAGTGGGCGCACGCCCGCGGTGCTGTCCCGACGCCGACGTACTTCCTCGACGACCCTGCGGCCGCCGAGCGTGACGAGTACGTCTTCCTGCCGTCCGTTTGGTACTGGACGACCCAACGAGACCTCAACGGCCTGTCCGACCGCCGCGACCTGACTGGCGCGACGCGGGCCATCAACGGCGGCACGAACGGTCTCGCTGACCGGCAGCGCCGCTACACCCTCTGCGACTCCCTAGGGGACGCACTCCTACCCGAGAGGACAACGACCATGTCGTACGCCGACGACGAACTGACCAAGAAGTTCCCGAGCCGCTCGAAGTACCGCGACAATGACGAGCCGATCGACACGATCGCGGGTTACGTGCTCAACACCGATGCCCGGATTCACGAGGAGTTCGTCGAGCGTGAGGCGGCCAAGGGTCAGCAGTGGGCCGTCGATCTGGTGCGCCGTGAGGCGGACAAGGGTGACGCCGCAGCGAAGGCCGTACTGGCAAAGGTGGGGAAGTAATGGCCGACAACGCGATCGACATCATCACCCGCAACGTCACTGCCGAGGTCGCGAAACGATTCGAGGGCGCGGCCGCCCAGTTCAACGCCGAGGTCGTCGCGATGCAGTCCCGTGCTGACGCACTCTTCGCGCAGTGGGAGGCCGACGGGCAGCGCCGAATGGACGAGCTGTTCGCGGCAATCCCCACGGCAGCGGTAGTCACCGAGGACGGCGACTTCAGTCCGGTCGAGTGGTTCAAACGCCAGGCCCGCTCTCGCGCCTGGCGGACGCTGCTGCAGGGCATGCTGGCCGTTGTGGTGATGGCCATCGGTAACGTCGTCACGCAGGCGTTCAAACAGGGAACGCTGAACGTGTTCTCGTGGGACGACTGGAAAGTCGTTGTGGCGCTGGCAGCGTCGGCCACCATCGCCGCTGTCATCTCGTACCTGCAGAATGCCCTCGGCATCAAACCGCCGAAGGTCGGGTGATGCTCGGTACGCGGCTCACTGCCGCGACGGCCGGGATCACTCAGGCGACGGTCGCAGTCCTCTACCTGCCGCAGCTGCCCGAGACGCTGATTCGTCGTCCGCTTCTGCCGGGGCAGGTGTCGGCGGTGGTCTACATCGAAAGCCTGGGCCCGATCTGGTCGATGCTGTTCGCTGTCTCCGCCGTCGCGCTGATCGTCGCGGCCGTTCGTGGCCACGGCTTCATCTGGTCCCACGTCGGATCGGCCGGACTCTGGGTGTTGTACGGGTCGAGCATCATCTATTCCGCAGTATTGACCGAACCCCCAGTCCCCGTCGTCGCCGGAACGATCGCGACCGGTTTCGGTCTGATGAATCTCGCGATAGCGATTGGGTGCAGAGACAGGGGGCTCCGATAGTGATCGACGCCAGCCAAATCGCAGCCATCGGCGGCGTGATCACCGGAGTCGGAACGATCGTCGTCGGATGGGCTGCGACCCGCGACAACGGCAAAGTTGCCGACCTGACCGCCGCTCAGGAAAACCTCACCATCGCGCGCAAGGAACTTGCCGAGGAGCAGGCCGGTCGACGCAAGGATCGTGTCGACATCGAGGCCGGAAACCGGGTTGCGCGTGCGGAACTCGAAGCCGAACACGAGGACCGAGAGCGCGGACTCAAGGACCGCATCCGGGTTCTCGAAGCGCAGGCGATCGAGCTGAACCGCACCATCACCACTCGCGACCGCGTCCTGTTCGCGGCCCGCACGTACATCACTCGTCTGCTCCGCGTGTTCGCCGAGCGTGACGAGACACCGCCGCCCCGCCCGCCCGAGCTCGACGAAGCCTGATCGGAGACACATCACATGCTGGGATATTCGAGAGTGCGGGTGAACATCACCGCGTTGGTCAGGGATGGCAACGACTCGGACGTGGCCCCGGACGATCAGGCGCTGTCTGGCCGGATTTCACTGGTGCCGATGGTCAAGTCGGGGACACCTCTGCAGTACGACGACGCGGGCCGTAAGAAGCTCAAGGTGCTCACCACCATCGGTCCGGTCGAACTCGGCCCGATGGGAGACATCGTCAACGGCCCGCTGGACTACGTGACGGTGCCGGCACCGGACAGCTCGAACACGAACCTCGCATCGCTGCAGTGGCGCGCCGATTTCCTAGACACCAAGTACGGGACGACGTCCGCCCCGATCAACCCGATCTACTTCTACGCGGTGCCCGGCGGTGACATCGACCTGGCCGAGGAACTGAACACGGCACCGTCGTCGACGGCCGTGCAGATCACCCGTGGCCCGCGTGGCTACGGCGTCGTGGACGTGCAGACCGAGGACGACGAGCTCGTGTTCTACGCCGGACCGCAAGACGATCCCGACGCATGGCTCGAGGCCGGTCGTACACCCGCGCCGACTGCAACGGTGTCGAACTCGACCATCGCTGCAGCCGTCGTCACGGGCCCGACAAAAACTGCACTCGACACGCGTTATGCACCCGTTTTCCAGCCCCTCACTGCCTACGCAACCGGCGCGACGATCCTGCTCCCGGCACCCGTCTCTGCCATCGGCAAGCGCACCGCAGCGGGCACGTCCCGCGCGACGTTCGACGCGACAGAACAGGCCTTGTGGACCGTCGCATCAGGTGGCGGAACCACGACGGTCGACGGATTGACGGATGCGACAACGGTCGGCAAGGCCGTCGCGAAGGCCGAGGATGCGGCCACCGCTCGCAGCGTGATCGGCGCTCCCGGCGCGCGCGATGCGTACGCGGTCCTCGCCCGTGACCCCGAAGCGATGTTCGTCGGCGCGATCACCCGCAACGCCAACGGCGTCCCGACCAGCGCGGCCGTCGTCTGGCCCGACACGAGCCCCGGCACCTTCACCGCCGACACCGTCTCGACCACGTTCCCCGGCAACCTCGACGCCTGGCACGTCACCTACGGCAACCCCGTCACCCGCACCTACACCCAGCCCGCGGTCACCCGTAACGCATCCGGCGATCTCACGGCGCAGCCTGCGATCGTGGTGTCCTGATGGGCGCGGCAGCTTTCCGCCTGCCCGTCTCCGAGCAGGACAAGCGCTTTGCCCGCAACCGTTTCGCTCTGACCACGGGCAAGTACTACACCGCTCCGGGAATGCTCACCTCCGCAGCGGCTCCCACGCAGTCCCGGCTTCGCGTGTTCCCGATCATGTTCGACCGGGCAGCGACGTTCGACCGCATCGCATCCGAGGTCACCACCCTGGCAGCATCCACGACGTTGCGGTGGACGGTGCACGCCGACAACGGGGCGGGATCGCCCGGCGCGCTGGTGCTCGACACGGGCGCGGTCGGTGACGCATCGACGGTAGGTGTGAAGGAAGCGACGGTGTCCCTCACCCTCGCGGCAGGAGTTCTGTACTGGCTCGGCTGCGTCCCGCAGGGCGGTAACCCCACACTGCGCGCTCACTCCGGTGCCAACGTCGGCGTCGGAATCGACCAGGCAGAGATCACCTCTCTCACCGGTATCGCGGTCGGCTACTACCAGTCCAACGTCACAGGCGCCGCTCCCGACCCGTTCGTGCCAGCAGGTGCGTCGGCCAACGCACCGCAGGTCTGGCTCAGGAAGGCGGCGTAATGGCAGGCAACGCCGCCTCGTTCCGTCCACGTACTCGAACCGGCAAGGCCCCGATGGGTGTCGGCGACCTGATGCTCAACCCGCTGGACTTCAATGCGGTCGGGGACGGATCGAGTAACGACTCTGCGCGCGTCCAGGCAGCGATCGACGAGGCCGCTCAAATCGGCGGCGGCTGTGGCGTCATCATTCCCCGTGGCAGGTTCTACATACCCGACGGAATCGACCTCAACGTTCCGGGAGTGTCCCTGTTCAGCCGCGGGGGCGTACTCGGCGCAGGCCGGATTCGCGTCGGGTCGGATGTCGGACAGGACTTCTCAGAGACCGTCCTGGACAACATTCGGTACGACGGCAACGCGCCGTACGACACCACAAAGAAGGCGATCACACTCCGAAACGCGCGCGGCCTGTCGATCAAGGATCCGAAGATCAAGCGCACCGGTAAGGCCATCTCGGTCGACGCCGAGGACGGGGCCAGCGGATTTCACACGCTCGGCATGGTGCGGATCAACGGCTTCAAGTCGTCCGAGGTCGACTATTCGATCTACTCGAACACCGCTACGTGGGACGTGTGTTCGGACTGGCACGTCACCGACTCGGTGTCGAACTTCGCCCGCATCTGCAACTTCCGCTTCGCGGGCGGAATCGACGGTCTGATCTTCGACGACATCACCGCGTTCATGCTGAACTACTCGTCGACCCTGCCCATCTTCGCGGACAAGACGTACAACTTGTGGATCGACAAAGCCGAGCAGCTGCACATCGACACCGCGAACCTGTTCGAGGCAGGGCTCGCGGGCATTCGTATCGACGAGCTCGGCATCTTCTCGATGAACGGCGTCAACGTCATCTGGCCAGGCCAGCGAGTTCAGTCCGACGCGATCGAGATCAACGGCGGCAACATGCGTGGCGCGATCCTCGGGGGCAGCCTGTCGAACTGGACCAAGTCCGCCATCGGTGTCCACGGCGGCGATGCTTCGCGTCTCGAGATCGGCACCATCGGATTGCGCTGGCTGTCGACGATGGAGTCCTGGAAGGGGACTGGAGCACTCACCACAACGAACTGCTTCCGGTACACCGTCGACAGTGCGGTCATAGGCTTGCCGGCCATCCGTGACTACACGAACGGCATGGACCTCTACGACTCGATCAAAGGTCGGACCCAGACCACCTCACGTGACCGCAAGGCCACGTGGTCCGGATTGGCGGCGGGCACTCGACGGAACATTTCTGTCGTTCCGCAGCAGGACGGCCAAGGCAACCCCGTCGGTACGTCGATCTTCCTGCTCTCGGACATGATGGAAGCCAACGTCTACGGCGGAACGCTGACCGTGTTGGCGAGGTCAAGTGCGGTGTCGACCGCCAAGGTGGCGACCTACGTACTCGCCATCTCATCTTCGGACCCGAAGTGCGAACTGATCAAGGCGGTGGGATCGGTCTCGGGCACGGCCGCCGACGATCCATCGTTCACATGGAGCATCGTGAACAATGAGCTGCGTGCCACACCCATCGGCGCGACGGGCGGGTCCGGGTTCTGGTTCGACGGAACAGCGGTCGGCGCACTGGGCCTGCGGTGAGTCAGTCGATCCACAGGACGACCAAGACCCCCGACTTCACCGCGCTCAAGGCTGCGGTCCAGGGTGTGGACGACATCGTCGCCGACGTCGTCGTGCCGGCCGACGAGACCGTCACCACCGACGAGCCCACCGCCTAGACTGAACCGTGCTGGACGATCCACCCGCATGGGTGGGGTAGCTCAGCCGTCAAGGCGCAAGCCTCTTCATGCATGATCGAAGCCCCCACCTCATTGCGAGGTGGGGGCTTCTTTGCGTTGGGGCGAGAGTGTAGATCATTCGTTACGCGAAGTATCGACTTGGGCAAGCCGGGGCAGATGAGCCACCAGACCTGAGGGTGTAGGTCGTTCGTTACCGCAACGACCGACCTGACCGGGCCCGTCCTCAGGCCGCCACCGCCAGCCAGGGGCAGAGGACGTAGGTGGTGAAGGTGGAGGTCTCGTCCAGCCACTCGGTCACGGTCTCGATGTCGACCGGCCCGAACTCGTCGGGGTGGCCTCCGTCTGCGATCTCCATGGCCATCTCCTTGTTGTAGCGGGTGACGTTCTTGAGGGTGCCCTTAATGTCGAAGTCGCGGGGGCTGTGGCCGGCGGCGGTGATGATGTCGGTGAGTGTCTTTGCGGTGATCTCTGCTTTGCTCATACTAAAATTATAGCACGCTGTAATCCTAACGTGCAAGCCATAATTCAAACTTTAGGAAATAGTTCTACAGCGCTGGAACGGCTGGTCTACACTAGATGCATGGACCAACCGGACCCCCTCGTCGAGATTAGTGCTTTGCGTAACGAACGATCTACCCTTGAGGCTGAAATCGAGCGCGTCGACTCCGACCTACGCGCCGCCATCGAGGCGGCGTTCGACGCCGGCATCCATCACACGGAGATCGTCAAAGCGTCAAACCTGTCCCAGGCTCGCGTCTACCAGATCAGAAGGGGCACGCGCCGCTGACCGAAAAACGCCCCACCTCATTCACGAGGTGGGGCGTTTTGGCTCCGGTGGTCAGCCAGCGCACTGAGGCGCGTAGTCCATCGACCCATCCGAGAACACGCCCGTGCCCTGCTGATACATGTTCGGATCCGCGCACTCGACGAACGTCGCATCGCTCGTGCCTGTGTCGCGGCCGTAGCTGTCCTGGGAGTTCGGGTACGGGTTGGGCGGACCGTCGGCGGCCGGGGCTTCAACGGAGGGTGCTGACTCGGCAGGTGCCGGCACCGCGGGCGCGGCGTAAAATGCACGGCCATGACCCAGCGATCCATCACCATCACAACCCCCAGCGGAGTTCACCGTTTCGACGGGCCTGGCCTGCGACTTCAAAAACTGTCGGCCGCCGACAGCTACTACCTCATCGACGTCGACGAGAGTGGTGGTGGCCGCGAAGTCCTCTGGAGCCAGAAGGTCGAGAACGGCTACAAAGAAGAGGTGAAGTTGGAGATGACTGGTTTCGATGAATGGGCCGACTGAGTCCCGCCTTGAGCGTGAGACCCGATGGGTCGGAGCAGCTCCCGCTTCTCGGCTTCGCACGGTGTTCCTCCGCAGTGTTTTGCGCATGCCGCGCTAGATCTGGTTCGCGGTCGCCGGGCGGAACGTTTCGCCCGTCTAAGAGTTCGGTGCAGAGACTGACGAAAATGGAGACGCGAACGGCTGTGGCCGCTTACGGTCCTGTTCATGACTCAATTCTTGGATCGAGTACAAAAGGCTATCGCCGCCCTAGAGGCCCGACGCGTCGCTCCGGACGAGGGAATGGCGATGGCGGCCGGTTCTGATGGCGCTCAAGAAGTGCCGCCAGACTCAGCGGAGTTGAGGAGAATCGAACAGGACTTGGATGAACTCTTCTCCATCAAGGTTGGTGCGGAGCCTCCGAATGGGACGATGCCGAGCAAAGATCTTCGAGAACGGCTCTATGCCGTAGAGGATCGCTGGGGGCTCCGTCCTCCACCAGTAAATTGAAACATTGAGCGAGATGGCTAAGCTCTGAACGTGGACGCCGGACGATGCCTGTTGGTGAGATTTTCGCCATTCTCAGCCGAACGGCTCGCCGAAAATGCCATAGGAACCTTCGATGAAGACCAGAGCCAAGGCAGAACGGGGCGCTACGGCATTTCGCTGTTCGGCGGCGTCCTGCAGGGCGACGAGTCCATCGATGACCTTCTTGAGCGTATCTGTCGTGAAGCGCCCTGTGGTGGCAAAACTGTTGCGCTGATGTGGGCCGATGAGGTTGAGGACAATGGTTGGCAGGTGGAGCTCGACGAGCCCCCTCCCGGTCACCGACTCATGGGTGCGGTTGGGTTTGCCGAACGCCCCGACGCCGCCGCTGCGGAAGTACTATGGACACGTAATCGGATGCGGAACCCAATGTGGACGAAAGGCGGCTCCTGATGCGACGGGTACCTATCGACCTCAACCGGCGTGCCCGCGGAGGGTTGAGTCCAGCGAGGGTGACGGCATCTCGCCTGTTTCACCTCGGTGAGCAGGTTCAGGTCTATGAGCCCGAGGATGAGGTCATGGCTGACGGGGTAGTTGCAGAGGTCGACCACGAACGGTCCACCATCTACGTCGCAGTTGACTGGTCCACCCTGAGAGACGATGCGTCTCGGACGGCGACGGCAGCTGAATTTGAGTCGATCGTTCGATCCCTCACCCGTCGTGTGTCGATCAACAGTCCGGCTGATCGTTCCAGTACCCCTGCAGGGCCGACGCGTTTTTTCGGGCCGTCTGACATACCGGCGGCCCGGTCGAAGCGGCCTCAAGTCATCGAACAAAGGCTTGTTGGTTGATGACACCTGCCTCCGAGTCTGCATGGGTTCGACTGATAATTGCCGACTACATATCGCCCGACCCACAAGGCAAGATCAACATGATCGGCGGTGCCATTGATCAGGTGGGCGTGGACCCTAACAGTGGTGCCACCGCGCCTTTCGGTGTACTCGCAATGGCCACGTTTGATCCAAAACTGATCGGCCAGACGCCCACCATCGAGCTGAGGCTCGAAACTCAAGATGGCGAGCTTGTAACCTTCGACACCGGGGATGGCGGTTTCCAGAACGTCGTAATCGGGATGACTGAATCCCTACGCAGGCCCGACAGGCCGGGGTTTCCTGGCGAGACTCCCGTAAACCGACTGCGCCAGCAAATCGTCGTCAACTTTTCGACCGGACTGCCGCTCGAAGCAGCTGCGGTCTATGTTTGGCGAGTTGTCATTGACGGTTCCAGTCACGATGACTGGACCGAAATGTTCTTCGTCCAACCCGCTCCAATCGAAGGCCTGAGCCTGCGATAGCTACCCGGCACTCCCAGTCGAATTCTGAGGGAGGTCAACTTTGCATAATCTGAGCAACACATGAACGTGCGCCCCACCTCATCCCAAGGTGGGGCGCACTTTTCGCGTTTCAGCTTTGCATCCAGTCGAGAAACGACGGCTCTTTAATGGGCCGGTCGTACTTGGCTGGCTTCAGCTCTCGACGCAGATGCGCCTCGAAGTCCTCGACTGGCTCGGCCCGTTGGATCATCACCTCCAGCGCGCGCAGGAGCCGATCGCGGCCACCGTCGTCGTGCGCAGGGAAGGAGTTCAGATCCATACCGGGTGGGTCGACGACCTGGTGACCGCGAACCGTCAACTGCACGTAGCGCATGCCGGACTGCACCACCTGAGCGCCGAAACCCGCAATGGCACCGAGGGGGATTACCCTTGGCGAAGCCTTCTTCTTCGCCTTCGACGCCAGCCTATGAACTGAGATTTCATCAGGCACCCCCATGGACACGAACGTGAAACGACCCCGCCGAGGAGGGATCTCAGCCGGGGTCGTTTCGGTGTTCCGGGGTCTAGTCAGATTGCGGCAAGCTCTTTACCGGTGAAGCGACGGGAGGAGTAGCCACCTGAAATGTGCCCATCGGGGCGACCCCTCACTGCCCTCGTTCAAGCTCTGACTTCCCCAAGGCCGCTGTGCAAGACTGGGGAGGTGCCTGACTTCGGTGAGCAAATAACAGTCCAAGCGGTAGCCACGTGGCCTGACGATGTCAACGCTGATGCGCGCATCGTCAACCAGCTGCTGGTTACGCAGGGATTGGGCTTGGGTAATGACACCCCAGACGCCACTCTGTACTTGACATTGGGGCACGCTGCGATGCCGGTAAACTTTGCGCCGGAACGGCTGATCGACGGTCCGGATGGGTCCAAGTCCCTGCCTGTCCCGGTAGTGCCGGTGGCCTCGGCGGTACTCACCCTCGGAAGGGCGCGAGAGCTATATAACCTCCTGCGCGATGTTCTGCTGGCTGTCGACCCCGAAATGCAGGATGGCGGTGGTGAGCGATGACCACACTGGAACCAGTCGATGCGCCTAAGTTCGCCAACCGAAGCATCGCCTACGCACGAGCGGAGACGGTCGGGCTTGTCGCATCGAAGGAAGCGTTCGAGCCGCTCGTTCTCGTCGTGCCCCTCCCGCGCCCCTCGCTGCATCTCGACGCTGTGAGGCAATGGTCGAACTGGAATGCGCACCTTTCTTTGCAAGGAGCCGTGGTGCAGAAAAATTCTGCCTCGCAGGTCGCAATACCGCCTGCAGCTCAGAAGTACTTGAATGAATGCCATGCCGATGATCGCAAGCATGCGTGGAAGCGGGCTTTCCTCACAGCCTTCGGTTTTCGATCCGGTCCCGGTCGCGGTCGGTCGGCAGAGGAACGGTTGCAGCAAGTGCTGATGCGAGCTGACGAGGCCATGAAGCACAGTGGTCACTGACCCGTACCGCCAGCTGCTGATTACTGAACTGGCGGCGGCAGCACCAGTCAAACGGGCCATTATCGAGCAGGAGCTGAAGCACTCCCGCGAGATGGACAAGCGGTTTATCGAGATCGAAGAGAAATTGCTGACGCGCGCTTCGCTCCTTGCACTCGGGGTCTTTCTTGGCGGCATCGGGTTTGCTGTAGCGGGGCTGGAGATTGTGGCATCCTCCGCAATTATCGCGGACGTCTCGGCGACGGCTGTAGTGATGATCAAACGCAGTTACTTCATCCCCAGCGGTGACTGA